TCTGGTGTTAGCGGGCGCTCCCAGTCGCGCAGGTGCAGACCATGCTCGGCGTACCAGTCACGCGCCAGCGTCCAGCAGTCGCTGATGCCCCAGGTCCATTGCCTGCCGATCAGCGGTGCTTTGTAGCCGCTTGGCTTGCACTCACCCCAGGTTTCAAGCTTGGGGTTGACGATGTACCAAGGCAGCCCGCTGGCTTCGCAGCCCATCAAGTCTGGTTGGCTTGGTGCTGGTGGCGTCATTGGATGGGAATGGACAACGGCTACCACCTCGCCCTTGTCCTCAGCTGCGGCGTAATCGTCGGGATCAAGGATGAACTGATCGCTGCCGGTGCTCAGATTGCGGCATGGCACATAGTGCTCACGTCCTTTGATCACCACCAGCAGGCCACACGCCTCTCGTGGATCTTCCGCTTTTGCGTGATCAAGAGCAGCAGCGCGCCAAGTCATCCGTAGAAGGCTCCGATGCCTGGGAAGCTGCCAAAAGGCAGCTCAGCCGTAGCGCCAAAGTGCGCTTTGCAGTCAGTCAATGTCTTGAGGCACGTCGGTAATCCACCGCTGTAGCCGCACTCGGTTGACTTGTAGACCCATTGGCAGATGTTGGCGATGCACTGCCGCTTCGGTGCACTCACGCCAGCAAGGTCAAAAGCTGCCGCAAGCTCAAACTCAACTACATCGCGGTTTTCAATGGTCTTACGATCAACGTAGTAAATCTCACGCGGAAACTCAGCCGTTGGATCTGCCGTTGGATTGATGGATTCCAAATAGATGCCGGAACCTTCTTCATACAGCAAGCTGAAGCCGTCTTCAGTTAGAAGCGTGTCCGTTGCTGGAAAGTTCTCAGCATCTAGATAGCGTCCGAGCGTGCGAATCCGCGTAAACTTCGCGCCTTCCAAACCATCAGGCAGTGTCAACAGCAATGCTGTGATCGTGCTAAGGATGTTGCTAATGCGAATTTTTGGCCGTGGCAGTTGGCCATTGCCGCTGTATTCAAAACCGTCAGCCTCCACTGGGAAGCGCAGGTAGCTGTTGCCGTTCCAAACCACCTCGCCGTCGTTCTTCAAGCTGGTGCCAGCGTGGAAGCGGTAGATGTCGCTGGTGCCGTGCTGAGCGGTGTTCAGCTCAAGCTCAAACAGCTCAATGACAGCGCCAGGTGCGATCTCTTGTAGCGCTGAGACGGGAACGGTCATGGCTCAAATACCCTCCGTAGGGTCAACTGCAGGTCGTTGTTGTTGTGGTTGTTGAACGTGGTGCTCCAGTCAGCGCAAACGTACTTGCCTGCAGCGTTGCTGATCGGGTCAGTCCATGCAAATGCAGTGCGGCCACGCGCTTGCCGCAGGAACGTGCGGATCGCATTGCGCTCTGTGTTGGTGCGATTGCGGAACTGCAGCGACCATGCCTCATCCTGTGCATTTAGCCCAAACTTGAGCCGCTGCGTGTAGCCATCGCCAAACTGCACGGTGCGTACGTTTGTGTTGTAGCGCAGATCAGCGGTGAAGTCGGGGATCCAAATGAACGTGGTGGCATCACCGGCCGGCAGCGCTGGGTTGGTGGCGCCTGGGTCGTACTGCAGCTCAAACTCAGCATCAACGCTCCTGTAGTCGCACGACTCCAGCTTGATGCCCCATTCGCTGCAGCGAAACTGCGCTGTCTCGCCAAATGGAGTCACCCACTCAAATGACTCTTGCCCATCACGCGCACGCAAGAATGCATCGATGCCGTTGGCGTCGCTGATGCTGCGATTACTGAACCGCAGGTTCCATGTGTCGCGGAACGGATTGATGCCAAATGTCGTGCGCTGTTCATAGGCACCGAGCCGCGTTGTGCGCACGCGCGGGCGTGAGCTCTCAGTGGCTGGCCGGTCTGGCGTGTAGGTGAAGGTGCTCATGCTGTCAACAGACCACCAGGGCGCTTCTGTTTGATCAGCTCTTGCTGCACCGCTGCAGCGATGGCGCGGCCAAGCTGGCCGGCTTGCTGGTCGTTGCCTTGCACGCTGCTGCCGCTGGCGTCAACGTTGACGGTGACGTTGGTGCCGCTGCTAATCTGATTGTTAGGCACGATCATGCCGGTGCGGCCTGGTACGAACAACTCAGGGCCGCGCTCACCGACTAGGTAGGGGCTGCCGCCCATCACCGGGCCGCCGTTGGCGCGAGCACCTACGGCCAGCCCAGGAATTGATGTAGCCAAGGCTCCGGTGCCGGTCAAGGCACCGCCAGACACGGGGGACAGGAAGGTCTTAATCGCGCTGATGGCCTGTTCGATCACATAGATCCTGATCAGCTGACGAGCGATGTCCTGCAGCGCACCGGCCGCAATCCGCCGCAAGCTTTCACCCCAGTTCTCGGCACCGGTGATCAATCCATCAAATGCCGATGCCAGGCCCTGGCCGAGGGTGTTGGCGATGCCATCGGCAGCCTCAGCCTGCTGCTCCATCGCGGTCTTCACCTCGCGCTGCTTTTCGGCTTGGATGCCCAGGCCTTCCAGCAGCTTCTGCTGCGCCTCAAATGCCAGGCGGTTCAGCTCTCGCTCAATCTCGCGCTGATTGGCCACCATCTCTACCTTGTTTTGGTAGAGGATCGCCTTCTGTGCCTCGAGATCGTTTTCGCGTGCCAGCTCTTGCGCGTAGCGGTATTTGATGTCCAGCTCGCGCTCTTGACCGCGGAGCCGGGCTACCAGCATCTGATCGCCGGCCTGCTCTGCTGCAGCGATGCGATCCTGCTGCTCAGACTTGAGCTTCATGATCTCGGCCTCAGCCATGCGGTCGCGGATGACACCAGCGACACGCTCGCGCTCCTTAAGGGCTGCCTCGGCGGCGCGCTCGGATTCTTTGGCTGCGGTGTCTTTTTTGGCTCTCGCGCCACCGCCACCGCCAGCAGCTGCAGCATCTGCCCCGGCTGTCGGCAGGGTCACCGCCACCGTTGCCGCAGCCTGTTGGCCAACAGCCACGTCTTGCTGCAGTCGCCTGAGCTCAGCGCGCAGACTGGCCAGTCCTGTGCCTGCTCCGCTGCGTTGGCCGCCACGGCCACTACCACCGCCTGCTTGGCCGGCCCGTTCTTTCTGCTGACGCTCAGCCAAGCTGATTTCCTGCTGTAGCTCAACAATTCGATTGCGGGCTTTGGCCATGTCCGCAGCACCGCCACCACGCGCCGCGGCCCCGACTGATTGCGTGAGCTTCTGTGATTCCGTGCGGTAACTGCCCAACGCCACAGCCGCAGCGGTAATACCAGCCGCCAGCGCAATCCACGGGCCGGCCGCAATTAGCGACGCCCATGCCGCGCTGGTTGTGATTGCAGTCACGCCCTGCATCGCAAACTTCAGCGCCACAAATCCAGCAGTGAGCCCCACTAGCGACGCCGCAAATGTCTTCACCGGGCTGGGCAGATTGTTGATGGCAGGCAGCAGCTGGTTGCCTAGAACGTCTGCGCCTTGAGTGATGACAGCAACAAATGGTTTCAGGGCATCCTCAATCATTGGGCCCATTGCCTTCTGCACGTCGTACAGCTTCTCTCCCATCGTGTCCAGAGCGCCAGCAAATCCACCAGCCGCCGCAACAGACGCACCGCCGTATTGCTTTTCCAGCTCCTTGAAGATCAGCTGCTGCGCCTCAGCAAGCCTGCCGGTGTTCTCCAGTTCTTTAATGACATCCTTCTGCGCGTCAGTGAACTGGATGCCGGAACGGGCCAGCGCTGCCACACCTTGCGTTGGTGCGTTTAATGCCTTGGCCAACTGCATCATTGCGGCTTGCACATCAGTCCCAGAGATCTGCGCCACATCAGATGCAGCCATGGCAACACGGCCATACTGCTCAACTGCAATGTTTCCAAAGGAAGTCAGCAAGCCAAATCCTTTGTTGAAGTCTTCCTCATTGAATAGCGTCTGTTCGCCAAGGTCGGAAGCCAACTGTTTGAGCGGCTCCAAACTTTGCGATGCGCTGCCGCCCAAATTCTTTAGTCCTTGCTCTAATGCCAAAATGTCGGCTTGATATGCACCGAAGGTATCCATCACACCCTTCAACGCACCGCCGGCAGCAAGCGCCGTCAACGCGCCGCTCAGTGCGCCAAATCCACCCACTAGGCCACCGACGCCACTGGTCAGTGCGGTTGCGCGTTTATTGACAGCGTTCAGCGAGTTGCCCAGCTTGCCAAGCTGCGGCAAACCAATGACCTTTGCATTGATCCTGAGCAGCGCATCGAGGTTCATCGCCATCAGCTTGCCCTCTTGCTCACTGCTGCCAGCACCGCCGCTTCCATGATCTGCAGATCCTCCAAGGCAGCCCGCGGGTCTTGTACTGCATACAGGCTAATCACCCACTGCACCGCGCCATAGTCCAGCCCAACAGGGCCGTTCATCCCAACACGCCACTGCGTCTGCACACGCAGGAACAGCTCGACCGCTGGCCAGTTCTCTTTCCAAATCTCAAACGGCTCGGGCTCCTCTGGCTCCTGCGCCGGTAACGCAAGGCCAAACGCAGCGGCATCATCACCGCTGCGATCATCCACCACCCTGCCGCCATTGAGCCAGTGCTCAGCGGCCTCGATCAGTTTTTTGCTTTCGCCCCCTGCAGGCTCTCAAAGTATTTGGCCACGATGGCGGTGGCCAGCATCGGCACATCAAGCAGCTGCTCGAGCGCAGACTCGCTGAACGGCACGTCCTCGTCGTCATCGTCCTTGATGCCAGACCAGCCCACGAGCACCTCGCGGGCAATGTCCAGATCAGACACCTCTTCGGTGCGCACCTGTTTTTTGATCTCATCCAGCCGTGACTGGCTCAGACGGCAAAACTCAGCGTCGAATGTCTCGCGCTTGAACTTCCCGCCGTCGATCGGTACGTCAAAGCTGACGGGCCAAGAGAACCGATCGTCACGCTTCAGGATGAAGGGCATCAGGTGTAGACCAGCGAGAACTCGTCGTTGCCTGCAGTGCTCGGCACGCAGGTGTAAGGGATGGTGAGCATGTGCACGCCATCCTGATCAGAGTAGGTCACATCACCGATGTCAACGCGAGTGGATGCAAAATCCACGATGTTGCCGGCAGTCTGGCCATGCTGGAACAACAGGTTTCCGAGCGTGCCATCGCTCAGCGCAGCGGTGAAGTAATCCTTCTGCGCAATGGTCGGCGCCTCGATGGTGACGCTGCCCGTTGCAGCGCGATCAGTCAACAGCACCTCTTTGGTGCAGCCCACCAGCTCGCGGTAGATCAGACTGTTGCCGATGTCGAAGCTGACGGCCTGCATACAACCGCTGTAGCTCAGCAGCTGGAACCCGCTGGTGTTGCCTTCCTTGAACACCACTGGCGTTGCCTGATCGGCATAGGTCACCGATGGCAGCGCCGTATCAGTCGGGGCGTTGTAGATGCCCGTGAAGGTGAAGTCGATCGTTGGAATCTCACCTACAGCACCGCCAAGTGCAAAGGTGCCGCGGGCGCCAGTCACCTTGTGCCGCACGCCGTCGATGTTGTAGTAGATGGTGCAGCTACCAAAGCTGGCGCTCACCGGTGCGTAGGTGACGCTTGTGCTGGCCACCACCGTCTCAGCCATGCCGCAGGCCAGCAGTGCCTTGCCGTAGCGCGGTGCGGTGCCTGCAGCGCCGGAGCCAGCCAGCT